AATGATCTATTAATGTTAATGCTGTAGCTGTTGCTCCATTATTAAATCTTATATCTTGAATAAATGTATCATCGTCGTTAACAATCTGACTTCCGTTATCTCCATCAAAGTTTAATTTTAGGACAGTGTTTGCGTCCACCACTGCCGCCGATGTTGGATTAGTGAAGTTTGCAGATTCTCCTACACCTTTTCTAATTCTTATATCGTCTAATCTACCTTGTAAGAAACTTGTACTTCCATCATATTTTGAACCAATAATAAGAGGTTTTGAAACTCCTAAATCTGTGCTGTCGGTAACAGAATCTATTGAGCTTCCGTCTACAAAAAGTTTCATTGTAGTACCAACTCTTGATACCATCAGATGGTAGAACGTAGTATTAACTAATGTAACGTTAGGTTGCATTATTATTGTATTACCAATTGCAACTATTGGCTTACGATCAATTGTTAAAAACTGTATAGCATTATCTGTATCAGATCCTGCTCTAAAGTCAAATATCATTTCTTGGCCTGTATCGTCTGATAGATATAAGATACATTCTATTGAAAAATCTCCAGTACCAAAACCAAAATCTGTTTGTGTCGTTGTTGTAAATCTATCTCCTACACCGTCAAACAATCCCATACCAGTACCAAACTTTATAGGTGCAGTGGTTACAATTTGTGCATTTCCTACTGCTGTAATTGTTTTCTTAGCTCTGCTTAAAGGTGTAATATATCCTGTTGCTTTGCCATCGATTATGACAGTGTTTGTATCAACACTTTCTATTGTCGAATTTGCAAGGAGTGTTCCTGCCGCATTATACAAAGAAATTGTGTTACCAGCCGATGGTGCAGATCCGCTCAATCCACTGTACTTGATTCTTGTTTTACCATCACCTTTTAAACCAGCAGTTCCGTCAACAATATGAATTCCTTTGTCAGCAAAATATGTAAAGCAGTTTAACCATTCTACTCTTGAACCATTGGTTACTTTCAAAGCTGTTTGTCCTGGAGTAATAAAAGTGACTGAATGGAAAAGCATACTTGCTTCTCTTGAATCTATATTTGCAATACTACCATCAAGCAACGCACCGCGTCCAGCATCTCCTGAACTAAAACCTCTTGGGTCTGTATTAGATGTTGTTGTGCCTTTTGTAATTACTGTTACATTTCTTACGTAAGGTGATCTTAGATACACTCTAAAATTAGGTGCAAATCTAAATCCATATCCTGTATCACTTCCGCTATTGTAATAAAAATCTTTAATTGTTAAGTCTTCAACAGTTGAATCTCCTTGCAATCTAAATGCATCATTACTTTGAGTTCCGCTTGTTGGACTTATTTCTACAGAGCGTAAGCTGTGTCCTTTTACTACTACACCTACCGGAACATCTAACGGAAATGCTTCTTGATAAGTTCCTGGATACACATACACAGTGTCGCCTGAGCCTGCCATTGCTAAACCTTTTGCAATAGTTCTTACAGGATCCTGAGGATGTGTTCCTGTTGCACTGTCACTACCGTTTGTGCCAACATAGTAAATGTTACCAGGTACAGAAATAAGATCGATACTTCCAAAATCTAAATCATTTGTTGTTAAGTTTTCTGTAGTAATGTTTGCAAAAAATCCTGTCGCCCAGCGTTTGTTAGTTGAACCAATATTATATGTATTATGAGCATCAGGCATAATATCACTGGCAATATCTGCATTTAGGAAAATACTGTCTGTATCTTGATCACCTAATGTGATGTTACCGTCTGCACTTATATTTCCTGTTGCGTGTAGATTTCCGTTAATTTGTGTGTTACCAACAATGTTTACATTACCTGTGCCGTTTGCTCTGATAAACAGATCGCTGTTAGTGTTTGTATTTTCTATAAAATTGTTGTTAATTTCTAGATCGCCAATTAAAACTCTATTACCAACAATAGTGTTATCAGCTGTTGCTATGGAAAATTCTTGTGCTGAACTCGAAATAGTACCGGTGTTACCGTCAAGAGTAACGTTGCCTACTTGAAATGCATTGTTTGTGATTTCTAAATCTTGGACTCTTGCTACGCCATTTACGTCTAATGCGTACTGAGGTGATGTTGTTTTTACGCCTATACGACGATTTGTTACATCTAAATATAATAAGTCTGTCTCAAAAGCTAAATCTGTGCCGTTACGCAACAAATTTGACTTCAAGAGCTGACCCGATATGCGACCAATTGCCATGTCTACTCCTCAATACGGGGATCCTGTCCCACCAGCCTGATTTTCAGCATTTGCTCTTTGCCGGCTGACCACAGTTTGTCCTGCAATAGCTTGGCCTCGCTCTTCACTGCATTATAGTTATTTATGTGATTTTATTAATTAGTCCAGGATAAGGTTAAAAAGGAACGCCGTATCTGTGACGTCTTCTACAGTGATAGATTCAACAGATCCTGCCGCATTTATCCATTGAGATCCGTTCCAAGTTTCAACGTAGTTTACACTGGGTTCTATGTTATATCGTGTTGTACCTACTTCAGGACTTGTTGGTCTTTGAGCTGTATTACCCTGTGGTGGCACTATTCCGTTAACATTGTCAATTTTAAGAAAAGCATTATTACTATTATTTGTAAGTCCAAAGATAAAATTGCTATTTGAGTTATTAAACAGGTTACTTTCTTGAAATTGTAAATCTTCTATTACAGTTTTTCCAGTTCCATTAGATTTTAATTGGAACGTTCCGTCTTGTTGGTCAGTTGATATAATGTTGCCGTTTATTGATGTTTTATTATCAGAACTAAATCCTTTACTTTCTAAAAGTGTTCCGTTTAAGGTATGATTAACAACTCCACCAGTAGTAAAGTTAAATTGATTATTTGAAAGATCCAAATATGTATCTCTATCTGTGTCATACACACCATTCAAACTAATTGCTCCACTAGTTGCTGTTCCTTCAAATCCGTTGTAGTTTGTATTGTATCTTATTCCGCCTAGTGTCGCAGGACGTTGTGCTGATTCTCCTTTAGGCAATTTTAAATCACCAGTTGCACTTATCACTACTTCAGTGGTAGGATTTAAAACTACATCTCCGCTTTGTGTAGATACTTTATTTGAATCAAGATATAAATTTGAAAATCTAATTTTTCCTGAACCAGTAGCTACTAAATTTAAGTCTGCATTTGTTCCCGCAGTTCCTATCGTTCCAGTTGCTAGACGAACTGAGTCTATATTAGCACTTAACAAGTTTACTTCGTTCCATCGTAAGGAGGGTGTACCTAGTCTTACTGAACCTACTTTATATGTACCTGCTGTCAACCCAACATGTGTCCAACCGTTGGTATCTGCAAGAATCAATGTATCACCAGGAGCTTGACCTTCATAAATTAGTCTTACAGGAAGAGCACCAGGTCCGTATTCTGCAGGAGGTATTACAGTATAAGTTAATCCTGGTACACCTAAGTCAGCAATACCTAGATAATGATTACCGCCACGTGTATCAGTGTTTCCGCCTGTGCCATCTCCAGTAGGTCCGTACGTATACGTCACACCATTTGCTGTCAGTGTATAAGTTTTATTATAAGCAAAACTTGGATCTTCTATTGTACCGTCCAGTACAACTTGTAATGCTTCGTCAGTGCCAGGCACAAAATTTTGGCTTATTGGTGTATTGAAATCAACAGTGTCAGAAGGACTGTCACCTAGTGCATTAATGCTACCACCAATTGAAAAATTACCAGTTGTTTCTATTTGCGGTACAACTACATTTCCATTGAAATCTATTGTTCCTGTGCTATTAAAATCTAAATTAGACTTGGTAGTTTCTAGTGTATTGCCAGTAATTACAATATTATCTAAATCAATTTTTCCTGCACTTAAAGAAATTGTGTTGTTACCTTGTCTAATTTGCACTTCTGAATTTTCTGCAAAGATACTTTCAATATCAAAGCTAGTTCTTTCATTTTCCAAATCAATTGTAAAATTGTCCCCTACTCTAAAATTACCTCTTTGATCTTGAGTAGTATAATACACTTTTGCATTGTTTGATTTGACAACTTCATTTGCTTGTATGGTAAGAGTATTATCATTAGTTACATCTTTTCCTGAACCAATATATGCAAAGTTATGATTAATTAAATAAGCTAGATTATCGCTACCATCCGCATCTATTCCTTTGTTTCCATAAACGTTAGCACTTGCAATACTACGCAGTTCACAACCGTATGCCATTGTGCTATCTGGTTGTAATCTACCAGTTCCTTGTTCTAGTTTTATACCTGTGCCTGCAAAGTACGTAAAACTGTTTAACCATTCTACTCTTGCACCACTTTTTGCTAATAAACCAATCTGTCCAGGAGTAATAAAAGTAACTGCATGGAAAAGCATACTTGCTGATCTTGAATTTTGCACTGCCGCACTTCCGTCAACTAAGGCTCCACGTCCTGCATCGGCAGAGCCGTAACCTCTAGGATCAGATGCACTTGTTGTTGATCCTTTGTTTATGACTGTGCAATTTCTTATATAAGGAGAACGTCCTATATTCTGTTCTACTATAGATGTGTTAAAGTTGTTTGCAAATCTAAATGCATATCCTGTATCATTTCCGCTACTGTAATACATATCCTTGATAGTAATGTTTTCGATCACAGTATCACTAAACAGGAGAAAACAATCATTACTTTGTGTGCCAGATGTTGGTCTGACTTCTACTGCCCTGATTCCGTCACCTTGAATAGTAACACCCTTAGGTACTGTCATAGGAAATGCTTCTTGGTATGTGCCAGGATATATGTAAATAAAAGTTCCTTCAGTTGCAACACTCAAGGCTTTTGTTATAGTTGCATAAGGACCACCTGGACTATATCCTTCGTTTGTATCACTTCCGTTCCCGTTACTTACGTAAATTACATCATTATTTTTTGTTAAATTAATCCCTTGGTAAGTAATACCTTGTGTTTTAACAGTATCAGAATTCAAATTATTTACAAATAGTGAAAAACCTTTTTTTGGACCTGTGCTGTCATCATCTCTTCCTATATGATATACATTATCTAAATCAGGATTTATTGTATTATGAAAATCAGCAAAAAATCTTGCACTGTCTGTTGAGTCATCACCTATTGTTAAACTTGTACCACCATATGTAATATTTCCTGTTGAATGTAAATCACCTGTTACAGTTGTTGTTACACCTGATTGAATTTGTAATACTCTTGGTACAGAATTAGGATAATATTTTTCAATGTATGCTTTAAATGTTGCAGGAGCATCTGCTAATGTTTTTGTTGCAGGATAAGCCACACCACCTACAAATTGTGTGTTTAGAGCCCTAATGTTCAATACATCATCAACTTGTATATCGCCATCTTGGTCAAAATCCAATGCGGCTAATTCTTCTGCTGTCCATGTTCCAGATTGAGATAGTGAAAGTGCATAATCGTACAATCTATCCATGTCATTAGGTGGAGAACTTGCACTAATTTTTGGTCCAGGTGCCCAATAGTTTCCGTAATTTGCATTTGTTTCCCATGCAACAGTTTGTCCGTCAAATACTTCAGATCTTATACCGATACCGCCATTTGTTTGTAGGGCAAGTATACCGTCACCTTTTACCGCAAAATTGTTGCTTCCAATTCCTGCTGTTTTAATAACACCTTCTGGATGTGTTGATTTAATTGTAATATCACCACTTGCTGTTGAGATGCCCGACGATGCTAATGTTATATCTCCGACCTTAATACTGTTTCCAAATATTATGTCTGGATCGCTACCACCTGATGTGGTACGCATAGTTCCGTTTATTGTTAAATTACGTGGAGTGGTTGTTGTGTTTATGCCAAGGGTATTATCTCTTTTTACAACCAAAAGATCCGTGTCAAAAGCCAAATCGGCTAATTCACGTTGTAAGTTATCTTGTAATAGTTGGCCGCCTATTCGGGCTACTTGTGTCGACATATTTTTTCCCTCGATTTTACAACAGTATTTATTGTATTACTTGTCGAAGTTATGTAGCACTTGTACAGGTTTTCCTGATGGCACTGGAGTACCAAATACGAGATACCAACCTGCGGCATATGGTGCGCCTGGACCTGATGAAGGATTTTGTACTAGAGTATAGTTTGTAGTTGCTAATTGAAATACGTTTTCAATAGTTACTAATATGTTGTTTTCAGAAATTGGTACTGGATAAAAACTATCACCTGAATTCAGTGGTCCAAATGTTGTTTCTACTCCGTTGCCATTTCCTAAATTTTGTTGTGTTATTGTAATAGGTTCTTTAAATCTAATTGGTTTCCATGCACTGTTCTGATAAACTTCAAAGTTGTTAACATCAGTATTATATCTTAACATACCTTCTGCTGGAACAAAAGGTCTTGCATTCTGATCTCCTTTGGGTGGTATCAGTGCTGATGTTGTGTTAAATTCTGCAAGTCCTAAAGCATCGATATTCAAACCTTTAGTGTCTGAATTGATTCCTCTAGATGTTCTTTGTGCTTTTACAAAACGCATTATACTTCCAAATAACTTACAGTAGCAACTAGATTTGCAGGAGATTGTGAAACAGCAATTATTCTGTCTCCACCTTCCAACACAATCTTTTCTGTATCAAAAGTAAAAGTATCTGCTCCTGCTACAACCAAATCATTCAAAATCTGGTTGGAGTTAGGATCAGCGTTACCTTTTGCTTGTCCATTTGGTACAAGGTGTAAATCAAATGAACTGTCATTTGATCCTCCTGTATCTGCAGACGCTGTGTTACATACAAGAACTGTTGTAACAGCAAATCTACTTCCGGCTGGTACAGTTAAAAGCACTGTGTCTGTTAATCCAATTTTTTTATTTACGATTGCCATTTCCTATCCTTAAAACAACATACTATAAAGTAGTGATCTATTAGTACTTATCAATTCATCTTCGTGATTGTATTTGTTTTTATACCAAATACCTGTCTTACCCTTATCTGGATCTTTTCCATATATCGCTATATGTGTTGCCGATGAGGCAATCACAGCAGAGTCGTCCTGCACTGGCATTTTAAGTGTACTATCAATCTTTACGAAAGGACTTCCTTGACTGCTAATAGTTAAGTCTGCACCACTTGTAGTTGTTGATATTGTGTTGTCTTCAAATATTATATTTTCTATCTCAGTAGAATTTTGTCTGAATATTGCAACTTCAGTTCCATCTATTGTAAATTTAAGATTACTTATTCCTGGATCTAAACTTGAGTCAAATAAATTAAGTGCAGAGTCTCCTCTAGCAATACTTTGAATTTGAATCGTTTGTATACCTGTAACTATTGCATCATCTACATATTTTTTATTAGGAATGTCATCATCATCTGTAACTTGTACTTCATAATTATTTGTACCACTTACACTTATTTTACCGTTACCTGAATTAATTAGATATAAATCTCCACCTCCTGTTGTGATGGAGTTAGTAAACAATCCTTGAATTTTACCTGCTTCATCTCTTAATACCCAAGTACCTACTTCATTAGTTTGTGATACTGGATCATTGTGTGTAATCGATTCATCAAATTCAAAAAGCATATCAGCAAAGCCGCCTCTATCAACTCTTAAACCTGCTTTGCCTAAGGTTACACCGTTTCCGGTTTCTCCTTTGTTTACAGTAATGATGTTATCTGTTATATCTAAGTTTGAGGAATTAACTGTAGTGGTTGTACCTTGAACATTTAAACTTCCTGTAAGGTCGACTGTACCGTTAGGAGAATCAAGTATGATGTTACTCCCACTTGCTACTCTAATTGTATAATTACCACTGTTTACATTTAATATTTTCGACATTCCAAATCCTTAAAATGGGGGTAATAAATACCCCCAATATATCATTATGCGTCTTCTGTGAAATCGTCGTCGTCTGTACCTGATAATGTGTTATCATCACCAGCTTCTTCCATTCTAACGATACCTGATGCCGCCGCACCTGTTAGTGCATATTGAAGTGATTGTCCTGCTAATGCGTTTGATCCAGTAGCACTTGGAGATGCTAGTGTAACTTTGCGTCCAGAAATTTTGCTTACGCCATAAGTTTCTGAATCAGCACCTTGTACTGAAATGGACATTTCACCTGAACTTAAAGCCGCAGGTAATACGCCAGTTTTTAATGTACAATCGAATGTTCCAGCTGTACCAATTTCTTCAACGCGGAATTTTTTTGATCCTAGTTGCTTTACGATGTAACCTTCTTTAACTGCTGAGCCGTTATGAAAGTTTACTTTGATTTCGTTTCCTGAAGCTGTAGGACCTGTGCCTGCTACTCCAAAAAGCCTTTTATTTAGTGGTCTTCCCATTTGTTTTCTCCTATAATAGTAGTCCAATCCGGGTTCTATCCGGTACGCTGTGGGTACAGCATAAGTCCGCCTCGCGGCTCGCTATCTGACACAAGTATTTATCACAAAAGGAAAAAGGTATACAAGTTTCCTTGTATACCTTTAACGAAATAAGCAATTATAGGGAGGACTCGGTTATACCTCCAACCCCTCGACCGAGATGCCATTCTCAAATCCAGGGAGCCTAATTCCGCTCGGTAGAGCGATGTGACTCAGCGTATTTCTACTACCAAGCCTGGGTACCACCCCTAATTAGCCTAGTTCGACGCTCTGGTAAACGCCTCTTCCTAGCACTATAAAACAAAAGTTAATTACTCTTTTGTTGCTTATGTATACAATATAACAAATAAAAAGCTATTTGTCAACTGTTTTTTTAAACTTTCTTTACCAAAATGTTAGATCTTCTGTAATCTTGGATCATCACTAAAAATGTTCTTTGTCGCTCTAGGACGCGATTGACGTTCTTTAATCATTTTTATAATGATAGCCAAATGTGATCTTTTGGTGCGTTCTTTCTTGCGAGCCATTTCAAAGTCTCTGTAGTTCATTGTCACTCTCCCTTTTAAAGTTGAGTGCGTTCCTTCAGCTATTGCCTACTTCCGTCTCCTGTACTTTGGAGATGAACGTTTTACAATGCGTTCCTTCGCTTGTATGCTACTTCCGTCCCGAGTGGGATGAACGTACAAATATTTAGTAAGGTCATAAAAAAAGGGCGACAAAAGCCGCCCTTTTTAACGTATTTAAACTAGTATTAGCTGAATGTTACGTTGGCAATAGATACTTTGCCTAAGTAGTCAGCCGCATTACCAAGTGAAGAAGCTACGTTTGATAGCTCAACATATCCGTACCTAGTCATAAATGATACAACTGGTTCGAATGTGCTTGGATCTAGAACAACACCACTTGACATTAATGGAATGTATGGTGCGTAGAATGCCGGTGCATCAGACTCGCTTGAGCCTTTGTATCCAACAAGTACATCTGTGCTGTCGCCTGCGTAAGCATCAACATACACTTTCATTGAACCGTTAAGAGTTCCAACCATTTTAGTGTTAGTTGGAGCTTCAAAAGTTCCTTCAGTTGTTCTTGCGAACGCTGAAGTTGTTGCACTTTGTAAGATTGTTAACGCAAATGGTGATACCACTGCGTAGTTACCAGCACCACGTCTTGTTCTAGCCGCGATGTTGTTAGCAACTTTGTTGATCATTACAGCCAATGCCGCATGTTCGTCACCAACAAATGTTGCTGTACCACTTACACCTGATTGATCGTAAGCTTCAGCGGCTGTGCCTGCTAAAGTACGTAGAGATGCTAGGATCTCTTGGTCGATTTCAGCGGTAATTTCTTGCGCCAATGCCGCCATGATCTCAGCTTCGATGTCAATGCCCTGTTGAGCTTGTGCATCTTGAGCCGCTTCAAAAGTCCATCTAGCTGATAGCTTTCTGGTTTTTGCTTCGACTGTTTGCTTTAAGATCTGGATGCTTAAACGCTTACCAGCTTGACCTTCAAGAGCAGACGTAGTATCAGCTTTGTCGGTTGAACCGCCACCTGAATAACCTACACCAATCTTGAATGGTGATAGTGCTTCTTCACCAGCAGTTACATCATCAAATGAATCTGCATAGCGAACTCTAAGTGTGTGGATTTGACCCACTGGGCCTGTCATAGGTTGTACACCAACTAATTCGTTAGCGATAACCGTAGGCATAACCCTTCTTATTACTGGAAGGATCACACGATTAAGTGTGGCAACGTTTCCTGCACTAGATGCCCCAGCTGTAGCGGCCTCTGCCAAGTACTTACGAGTGTTCTCTAAGGTAACGCCCATAACTGCTTTTTTATTGCCGTCTAAGCCTTCGAGAAGTGCAGTTTTAGTATCCTGCCAGCGACTTTCTAATAGTTCTGACATGTTTTTCTCCTTAATTAATACCTGCAAGTCTTCTTATGTCTATAACATTATCAGATGTTACAGTTGCACTTGCATCTATGTCATTGTTTGTCTTATTGCCTGTTACTTGTGTGCCTTCTACTAACGTTGCCTTAGTCTCCTTCGCTGGTGTGTCTCCTGCTATTACGCTCGGCATGTACTTGTCAAATTGTTTTTGCAATTTGTCAGTTTGTACAGATTCCAGCAAATCGGTCATGATATCTTTTTGCTTCTTATTTAAAGGAGCAAGTAGTTCATGCATAACTTCTTTTCTTTTAGCTGAATCGTTAGCCGCTTTAATTTCAGCATCTTTGCTTTCAATTAATGTGGCTTTATCGTTCGCTTCAGCCTTAGCTTCAGCTAATTGCTTATCCTTCAACTCTACAACCTTTAATAGTTTTGCAGTTTCTGACTTCTCATTGAGATAGCTGTTTGAATATTCAGAAGCAAAAGATTCAAATATTTTGCGTCCAAAGTCATTTTTGCGAGCCGCATCAATGTCTTCTTTAAGCTGAGTAATTTCTTTATTAAGACCTTTCTCAACTGTTTCTGCTACTATTTTTGTCGCTTGTTTGATGAATTGACCTTTAACTTTAGCTAGATGTGACTTTGCTTCACGTACTAAACGTACCTTTGTTTCAGCAATGTCCTTTTTATCTTCATAAAACTCTGCAATTTCTTTGGATAAAGAATCAACAACAAAATCTTCAAGTTTTTGGAACTTACCTGCCATAGCTTTCTGATCTTCGTGTAGCTCGCCAATTTCTTTGCCTAGCTGTTCAACCACAAATGTTTTTAGTATATCTGCGTTTTCACGCATTGCTACTGCATATTTGGCTCTTGCTTCTGCTAGTTTTTGACGGTCGTCTGCGAATTCAGTGATTTCTTCGTTAAGTTTTTCTTCAAGCATTTTATCAATGGCTTCCACCATCGTACTCTTATCATGTTCGTACTTTTGTGCGAACTCTTCACGAAGCTCTGCTGTAGCTTGTAGGCGGTTTTCTTTAACCCTTTCATTCCAAGCCTGTTCGATTTCTGCTCTGATTTCCTCTGAAATAGCGTTGTTTTCAAAGAGTGTTTTCAGTGCATCTAACATTTTTTTTCTCTCCTAATTATTGGAGACCGTTGATAATGTTTACCAACGATTCCTTCAAGTATTTTTGTGCCTTTTGGTCATTGTTTAGTTCTCGAGCCATACTGTAAGCCTTATAACCACCTCTGGTATTCATCAAATGCTCGTAAATGGGTGTTGGATAGGCACCCGGAGCACTTGGTTGAGCGACACAGTCAACAGTGATAATTTCAAATTCGCTGACCTCTCCGCTTCCATCTTCTTTAACATTTCCAGAACCCCTTGATGAAACACCTAGTTTAACTCCGCTTTCAAGCATTGTTTTTACCAGCTGTCCCATCGGGGTAGGAATTACTTTAAGTTTTCCGTAACCGTTTGGACCGTCCATCCACATTTCGGTAATCATGTGGCTAACCCTGTCCAGGTTAATGTTGAGACCTTCGGGATGATCTACCTCACCAAGTACACTATATCCGCCTTGTATCTGATCGTTGAGCGTGTTGACAGCTCTACCGATTTCGTTTACAGGATATACTCTCTGGTTAGCATTACGTACACCACCTTGGATACATATACCTTTTAAGTAAAGGTCTTTCCCACCTTCACTATTCTCGGTATGCTCCACGACCATCTTCGCTTGGTCGAATGATAGTGTTTCAGTTAAGTTTAACATCTATCCTCAGTCCTCAATTAGCTACCGATAACACTCTTTTTATCAGTACCTGATTCGCCTGCGCCTTTTTTCTCAGCGCCATGGCCTTTGGCGTTTGACATTGACTTTGAAGCTTTGCCACCTGGTACATTAACGTTTCCTGCATTGTCTTCTTTAGGAGTCATTGCTGAACCTTTGGTGTCACCTTCACCGCCTGCAACTATGTTAGCTGTTGTTCCGCCCATGTTATTAGCTCCGGCTACAGGGCTTTTCGCCTTGTTGTCTTCGCCTTTTGGCATCGCAATCTTGTTAACATACTCACGCATCACTTCCCCTTCGGATTTTTTGCCTTCATAAGCTGGCTCAATTTCTTCTACTGGGAGTTCGCCAAGTTCGGAAGTTGGCTCAAGAGCCTCATCTTCCTTCTCTTCATCATCCATATCAGCGGCATCGTCGTCACCCATGTCATCCATGTCGTCGTCTCCACCTTCTTTATCAGCCATCATTTTCTGAAACTGATCTTTTAGATCATCAAGAGCATCTTCTAGATCAACAACACGGTCTTCAATTTCTTCCGCATCGTCGCCATCCATATCACCTTTATCTTCGCCGTCATCTTCCATGTCATCTAACATGTCATCTGCCGCATCGCCGCCCATTGGGTCAGCTTCTGGTGTAATTTCATCGAAGTTTTCATCTGTTTTTTCGTCAGTTGCTTCTTCTACGTCTTCGTCTGAAGCTTCGTCTACTTCTTCATCTGACTCTTCTTTAACTTCTTCATCGTCTGAAGCTTCGTCGACTTCCTCGTCGTTAGCTTCTTTCATATCCTCATCGTCTTTTTTAGACTTTTTGTCATCTTTTTTATCATGAGATCCTTCATCTACTTCTTCATCAGTAGCTTCATCTACTTCAAGATCTTTTAAATCATCTTCTAGCATTTTTTCATAAATGCCACGTGATTTTTCAATTACAAATTCATGAAATAACGAATCAGCGCCTTCGCGATCGTTATTGACTAATTTTTCGAGCATTTGCTCTAGTTTTGATTTATCTGCCATTAGTTTTCTCCTGTTAAAAATATTGGTAAGGCTGTCTAGTAGTATTTACACTTTTGTTATAAAATACATGGAAAATGGTGCCAAAACGGGCTTTTTTGGCACGTAAACCTAAAAATCATAATATCGCTTGAATTCACTCATGGTGATATGCGAAATATTTGAAACCTTTTTCAGCTGTTTAGGTATAAAATCGTCTTCGTCTGCCACTACTCTAATGTACCTAACACCTGCGTGTGCTTCACATGTTGACGCTGTTTGACGTTCCCAATTACCAAAATACGTTGGTGGCTCATTAGTATTTTTATAGTTCTGTGTTCCAGCGTATAAATTATTTACCTTTGTCCGCTGTCCTTTTCCGTCTAACTTACCATGAAAATCAAAGCCTAATATGTATATTGTATCATGACCGTGCGTACTTGCTAGCCATAATGCTGTAGGTCCTGAACTCCAACCTTTGCTCGGTTGAAAATAATTAAATCCGTGAAAGCCATGATATGCTTTGTTTGGGTTAGTCCATACAGGATTATTCATTTGCCATTTGCTGTGATTTATTTCTAATATCATTTTAACGTCTACTGCTACTAGATAATCAGGCTGATGTGTTCTATACACTGCATTACAGGCATATACTTTTCCATATTTTTTCATTGAGTGCAAGTCTATAGGCTGTCGACTTTCGCCGTTGCCTAAAACGAAAGCTACCGTCATTGGTAAATTTCCTTATACTTGTGGTTGTGCTGATATGCCATACATCTGTCTCACAAACTGTAATTCTTTTTCTTGTTCTTCAGCGTGTACTTCAGATGCTTTTCTGGCTTTATTAATTTGTTGTAGGGTCAATCTAGTCTTACGAGTATCATCACGCTTCATGATGCTTTCATCATCAGTAGCGTCATATGATTTATCCTCGATTGGTTCAAGGGTTTGTTTATCAAAATAAAATAATTCTCGTAGTATCATACTGTTATTTATGCCGGAGGGGCTTCTGCTGGAGCTTCACCACCTGCATCAGCGGCTGGTTCTCCACCTCCTGCTTCTCCACCTGGAGCCACTGTTGGCTCTCCACCTTCTGGTGCTTCGTCTGTTGCACCTGCCATATCACCTGATATACCTGCTCCGCTTATTCCAGCACCTCTCATTTCACCTTGTGCATCCGTTGGAGGTTTGATTAAGTTCTCATCATTTTCTTCTCTCCACAGTCTTTCATTTTCTGCAATCTCGGCTTCTGTTAATCCTAAGAATCTTTTCATTGCATATCTATTAGACACAAAAGGTATAGCTTGTATCTGTGCAAAGGTTCCTATACGTTGGTTATCTAATTCACTTTGTCTATAACTTGCAAAGTTTTGTGGTGGTTGGAATAATAAGTCAAACATGGCTAGGTCTACGTTTACACCTTTTTCTAAAAGGTAACGTTTAAACTCTTGATTAAACACTTCAACCAATAGCCCTTGTAATCTTTCGCAATACTTATTAAAACGTAATTCTTGTATGTATGCAGTACCTACTCTGCCATCGTTAAATTGACTTTGTCCTTCATCCTGTGCGGCCGCTGGCAAATAAGAGCTAGGAATACGCAAACCTCTGACTAATTTATTTGTAAAATATTTTAAATCATCTATTTCACCTAAATTAGTTCCACCTGGTAGAGTTTCAACTTTAGATCCTCTTCCTTCAGCTGTTTGCGGAAAGAAATAATCTTCGTTTGTTGATAGAGGATTGTAAGCACTATCGATCACTGATGTGCCTCCACCAGTTTTTGACGGAATACGTCTCTGATGGATCTCTGTTTTTACACGTTCTACGAACTGCATTGCTAGGTGTGATGGCATGTTACCAACATCTACATAAAACACTCTACGCTCAGGAGCTCTTTGTGTTCTATATATAATGATAGCATCTTCTAATA